GGTCGAAACCACAGCTAGGACGCTACCGGTGACGGTAGCGGCCTTGTTGGTGCGCGTAGACCGAACGCCTCCGGCCCGGAAGAAGGGGAAACCCTCCCGCCGGTCCAAGGTGCGTCCAGGGAGATTTGAGTATCTCTCCGCACCGCCCTTCATCGACAACATAACTGGTCGGCTCTACTCGGTACCCGAGCGAGCCGCCCTCGGCCAGTTTCTTCATCACGTAGGTAAGGCGCCGAAGAAGCAACGTGCAGCCTGGTGTTCCGACACTCAGGCCACATGGGAAGCTTTCGCTTCGGCAATTTACCTTTGTGATGTCAACTTCCCCCCCTCGGCACTGTCGGCCCTCCGTTCCTGGGTAACGATTACGGTTGTTGGCTGTGGGATGGCACTCGTGGCAAAGGTCCTGAAGGCCTTTGCTAACCACTTGCGCTCCCGCGCAGCCGCTTACGACCGTAAGTCGTTGCCGGCGGAGGTCCGACAGTACGCCGAGGTTTCTCCCCTCCACCCATCTAGTCCCGAATGCCTCACCCGCCTTCTCACCCGCCTGGATAACATTAGGAGCCTCCCGAGGAGAGTCCGCAATGAGCTTCAGCTCACAGCATTCTCCCGGGCGCTTCCCTATCCAGGCGGGAAAGAGGCGGTTGAGGCCTTGAAGAGCCACCGGTCGGTCCTGGCGTCCCCTCATGGGGTGCCAGGGCCCGACCGTTTGGCGCTCAAGGTTTGGGCCACCCGCTGGGGAAAACGTTACGGCCGGTTTGCCGCTTCGGACGTGGCACGGATGCAGGCGTCCTCTTCCGCCACGCTTGACGTTTCCCGTTTCTGGGGCGGTGCTCGCACCGATCTCAGAGACAGGGTCAATGCGTGGTTCGAAGAGGCGCCCGGCGTTCCGTCCAATCCGGCGGACCGGCTGAACCTTTTCCCCACTTTCGCCGATCCATCCCGGTTTACAGAGACCGGAGAATCGAACCGCGCTGCCATGGGGCACGCGGCGACTCGAGGGTCGGTGGAGTATGTCGTCGACATCTCCTCCGACCCGGACGGTGAAAGAAGGCGGGTGGCCCAAATCATTCGGGACTGCTCCCTCCGCTCCGCCGCAGACGCGTTGGCCGGCGGTCCACTGCCAGAGTGCGAGGCGGCGACGATTAAAGAGCGTGGTTTTAAGACACGCATCGTCACAAAGTCGCCCATCTGGCTGGTGGAAGCCGGCCATCTTGTCCGCTCGGTGGTTTGGCCGATGCTGGAGCGGGACCCAAGGATCAAGGCTTCTCTCTCGGGAGAACGCCTTGTAGGCCTCTTTCGGGATCTTCGTGAAGACCCTGTTGAGGCCCCTCTTGGCCTTGGGGACCCGCTCTTGGTGTCGGCCGACCTTACCAAAGCGACGGACGGCCTTTCGCAGGCCGCCATTGCGGCGGTGTGGGAGGGGGTCTGCGATGGGGCAGGACTTCCGGACGACGTACGTCGTCTCGGGAGGCTCGTGCTCGGACCGCAGGTGGTGAGGTATACCGAACTTGAGGAAGCAACCGGAAAGGAAGAAGGAGAACTTACCATCACATCTGTGCGTGGATGTCTGATGGGCCTCCCCCTTTCCTGGTTTATCCTCAATTTGGTTAACCTCTGGGCCGCGGAGGATTCCGTTGTCGAGGTTCAGCGCCGGCAAGGCATTCCAATCAAACCCTTCGGGGCATTTAGATTGGCTGTTTGCGGCGATGACCTTGCCGGCGTCCTCCCGGCCCTTTCTCACTGCGGTTACGAACGTCGGATCCGGGCGGTGGGCTCCGGTCTTTCGGCGGGGAAGCACCTTGTGTCTCACCACCTTCTGCTCTTCACGGAGCAGATGGCCTGGTTCGAGCACATCAAGGTCCCCGCCCCTGACTGGGCCCTCCTGGGCCGGTTGAAGCCCGGGTCGGTTATTTCGGCAGAACTGGATTTGTTCCGAATGGATGCAAGTTTCCTTGTAGACTATGTTCCGGTAAGGTCCATAGTCCACCCTGGTCACTTTGAAACCAAACGGGCTTCTCCTTTCTGCTACGAAATGCCGACCTGGGCAACTTCCGGTCCCGCAATTTCGTCTTCCATACCGGTTTGGTCCTCCTTCTTTACAAGAAGGAGGGTCGGCCAGTTGGTAACGATTTTGCGGCCTGAGATCCGACGGTTGGAATGCCGTGGCATTCCTGCGCGTGTGCCTCGTGTCCTGGGAGGGGGCGGCTTTCCCCCGCTCCGTCATGGTCGTGCCCTCCAAGATTGCCGAACCGATTACCGCCGTTTCCTTTTCCGGGTTCTCCTCGATGCCAGGGAGAGCCCTCAAGGGCCGGCGGTTGCGGTTCTGCAAGGCTTGGTGGACTCTTGGAGAACGACCGGCGTGGCTGGAGATCTCCTTTCGGTTGCCCTCGAAGAGGCCCGCGCCGAGCTTGAGTCCGATCCTCCCTGGGAAATTCCTGCTGATGTTGGCTCCAGAATGGAGAAACTCAACAGTGAAATTCCAGGGCATCGTACCCTCACGCTCGACGATGCCGCGGTTGCACTGGCCGCGGTGTGGGCCCCTTCTCTGGGTGTTGCCGGCTTCGCTGACGGGCGACCTTATTGTCGCCCGTTCGACAGCTTCGCGGCAGCTTTCCGAAAGAAGTATAAGCTCCAGTCTCGCCGTTTGACGGGGCGGGGGAAGCCGCTGGGGGAAGTTGAAGAGTCGGTTTTGGTAAACCGACTCGAAGAATTGGCCGAGGGCCCGGTGGTTCTCCTCTCTCAGGAGAGGGTGCCACCGGGACTCGGTGTCATGATGTCGATGAAAGGCAGCGAGCCCCCGAAAGAGGGGGCAAGCTGGGCAACACAAGCCAAAGACTTGTCCAGC